CTAGTAGGAATCTGCTGCTAGTGACTGGGTCCGGTTGTGTATCTTTGTCAAAAGTAAGTATGGGTTGTGCATTTTTAAAGTTACCGCCAGGTGCATAATCCTCTTGCATGTGCACGAAATTTTCAGCATATGCTTTAAAAAATTTGATCTGATTAGCCGCTCCCGTGTTATCAGCCCTAGCTACAAAGTGCTTGTTGAACCTACGGACAACGTCTCCTTTGCGGTAAAACTTAGATGAATCGTATGCAGAATCCGCAGGGTCTCTATCAACATACTTAAGCTCAATCCTTACTTCTCCATTCACACTATCACTATCAACTTCGGATCCACGAATTGATGTGATTGCGTCGTAAGTAATATTATTTAGTGTTGGTTGCAGCACGTAATCACGCACTGGAAGCCTGTTGCCCGATGGACCAGATACTTTTAAACTAAATCTACGCTGTTCAACTGTGCGTACGTCTTGGAAACGCCTCACATAAACACGCAGATCGTTTAAAGGTGGGAAAGTCTGAAAACTATCAGAATTATTATTGCCAGGTACCTCGCCGCCGTTCGTCTGAAATCCAGGGGCTTGTACCCTAATGCGACTTTTACCCGAACCAGCGTTGATGCTATAAGCGTCTGTATCCAAAACTGCTCTATAATCAGGTCCGTTTGGATTTTCAATCCATACATAATCACCAGCTTTTAAGCTGTAGCCTAAAGAGTCTAGAATTTCTGGTTGATCAGGATTTACCCTGCCAGGTAAAAGCGCTTGGGTAAGGTCAATTCTTTGGAAGTCGTTCGACCGGCTTTGGACAAAACCCAGCGTAATTTCTGTGACTTGGTTGCCTAGCTCTAGTGGGTTGACTGCAGTTCTTACCTCAGTAACTTCAAAATTAGAATCAAATGCTTGAGCAACACGCCTAAAGTTTCGTGCAAGCGCGGCGCACCCTCCAAAGTTTGAATTACTATTTGTTACGGTTAATTCTCCTCCGCGTTCAGCAAGGTGATGTATTCCTTGACCAATTGCAAAGACACTAACTTCTTGGATAATGCAATCGTTAACAGCTCGAACGTGGACTGATCTCCACCTGACTCTCATTCGCACATCATTTGGATCTAAAGATACGTATTGTTGGTAGGCTGCAGCATCGTTTGCGCTATCAGAAACTTTTTCCCAACTTCCGTTTACATATTTTTCCCATGCGCGTAGATCTTTTTGCAGTGAGACGCCAGTAAACTGTGCGACCACCATTGAACGAAAACCGTTTGGATCGTTAAGTTCACCGCCGTCTCCAAATATCCCGCATAGACCGTAAACTGAACGGATACTGCAGTTGTAGATATAAGGGCTTGCGCTGTTTACTGTGTCTGTTGGTTCGCTGGGTAACGGAGGTTTTGGTCCAACAATTTCAAATTCAGTTTCTTCGGTTTGACCGAAAGTATCATTGATATTAGCCTTAGCAAAAGACGCAACGATCTTCTCATAATATTTATCAAGTTCGTCCTTTCTGGCAAACTCAAAACAATGCAGAAGGTGATGAGACTCTTTTGCGTTTAAGTTATCCTTAAAGGTGATGCCGTAGTAATAACCGCCGCCGGTTACTTTAAAGATAGACCTACGGTTTGAATAGTCATCTGCTTCGTTGGCAGGTCTAGGCGCAAAGTCAGGACGAATGACTGTCTTCCGCAGATCCAAGCTAATTAAGCTACAACCACGGGGCAGAATGATCGCACCTTTTATATCATCATTAAAACGAACTAATTCGTTAAATGTTAAGTCGGCTGTTTCATCGAGTTCGGGAAATCCCGCAGACAACGGCCTGCCTGTACCGTTTCCTGCAATATGCTCACCGGATGACAGCTGGATTGTTACCAGCGCTTTAATCTTTGCTAGCTCGGGGTCTTGGCTAAAATACTCTCGACTTGTAATAATTCCAGCTTCAATAGCTGCTCGGTTGATTGTTTTAAATGGACGTGCTTCGGTGTAGCCGCACTCAAGACGCTGGTTACTAATGCGACGTTCCAGGGAACTTGCGCTGTCTGCTACAAACTGACCGCCGACAAAGGTGTCGCTACCCGTGTATGGGTTGACGTAAAGGATATAAGGTGCGTTTAGCGGATCCCCCGGTGTAATGGCGTTACCTGCTAGTTGCCGCATCTCATCAGATACGACGTCCATCTGCCCACGGAAATCACCTTGGGAAATGTCTAAATCACCAATTGAACCCTCTTCGCCCGCCCTTTTGAGATTTTCCACTAGGTAGCGTTCTACAGTCTTGACCTATTCTAGGGTGCTTGCAACAGCTTTACCTCGCCAGTTGTTACGAACTCTGCCGTGCCAGCGATCACTTCAGTTGGTCTGACGTTGACTGCAGTTTGGGTAATAAGAATGTTGGCTTTGTAGTACAGTGAACCTCCTAACGGTGGGAAGCAGCTGCTGTCGTTACAAGAACGATTTTCATATAGGTAGAACCAAGCTTCAGTTTCAGTCGGGCTGCCGCTTGCTCCGCCTTCAGTCAGGGTCAACAGATTGAACAGCAACCAACTTGCTTCCTCTCTGTCCTCACTGAGGCAAGTGCGGTCAATAAAGAATTCAAACGAACCACCGCCGTTGACAAGAGACTTGACATTTTCTCCAAACTTTTCGCCTACTAATGTAGTGTCGATCGCTGGGGCGTCTAGGCTCAAGCTGTACTCCCTAACGTTGCACAAGGCTTGCGGTGTGGGGAATACGTTTATTCCCCTAGGTAGCACGTCTGCATTGCCGTATTCAGATGAGCCTGCAAGTGGGAAATCATAGTCTGGTGCTGATGCACAGATGCTTACGCTAGTTGCTTCATCCTGTACATCGCTAAACAAATACTTTGCATCGATAGTGAAGCAGTCATCAAAGCTGCATTTCCATTGGGCGTTTTGGTATTCCCCCGTGCCAAAAGGAATGATCGTTATAGGATCGTTGATTGGGAAAGGAGCTAGCTGTATTGCGTTGCCAGGACAACCCGCGATAGCCTTGCAGCGATCTTCATATAAGCGCAAACGCCCCAAGGCATCGACGTGCACAAAGAAACAGATGGGGCCTGGCGCATCAGGGACACCTCCCACTCCATTTTTTGCGTAGAAGTTTGCATCGTCACCAAACTGATTGGCTGGGTAGTCTTCTAGGTCAGTTTTATAGAACTGGTCGTCTCTACTGGTTATGTGATCTCTGTTTGGTCCTAAGAAAAACTTGCTATCAAAATAGCTGGCATACGTCGATACTAAAGTAGGGGAACCTCCCTCAATTGTCGGCAGACCATCAGCACAGTAGATGTCGCCGTTCCAGATGCCTGGACAGTTAACATTAAAGGCACTGCAGCTTGCTATGTAGTCCTCTGCTCTCAGCTCACAAGGGACTGGAGCTGGACGTTTAAAGATTACTCTGCCGCCACTACCTAAAACTGGCATTAGAAACCACCGTCAATAGGACCAGTAACCTGGAACGAGACGTTGACTGCAGTAGCTTCGCCTACACTGACAGACGGACTGACATCGGTAATCACACATTCACACTGGAACGTTCCAGCCTGACCAGAAATACGAGACTTGTTTAGTACAAAAACAACGGTTTCGGTATCCTCGATTCCGTTTTGGGTGTCGCGGTCTTTAAAAATTGCATTCAGTAGTTTTAGGTCGTCGAACTGGCTTGTGTCGTACCAGATAGTGGCAGTCCCTGTTGCGTTTCGGACGCCAGCGACGTACTCACGATCGAATGTGTCCAAGCATGTTACGTCAATGGCGTTGCGCTGGATGGACAAAGACCAAGTTCTTACCTTGGCAACACCATCGGTCCCATATCTAACCTGCCCATCGGCACCTGTAAGAATCATGGTTCGATCTCAAGACGGGCGACAAGGTTTACAGTGACGCGAGACAGACCAGGCTGAAGGTTCTCAACCGAGGGTTCTCGATCCCAGTACCATTCTAAATAGTCCGGCGTAATAGAATCTAAAAGCTCGCTGCCGCCAGCAACTACCGATTCTGGCAATACAAGCTCTTTAAACTGCCCAAGGCTGCCATACCAAGAGTCGAAAATTGCTACCAGCTTCTCGTCATTGACCAAAAATTCAAGGTCTAGTCTGGCGTCAAACGCTTTGCTGCCGTATAAGCGTGTCGTTCCAGCGCCACTGATTGAGTTGAATCGTCTAGTAGGATATTGCCCAGCCGTAAACCTACGGGAGATGGGGCAAATCTCAGGAAAGTCAGCCATTAGATTGCACCCTCAATAATCCAGTCGTTAGGGTCGGTGGAATCAAAGTCCTTTGCTATAAGGCTAATGCCTCTATCGTCAGTGGGGAAGAAGGTCGCCTGAACCTCAATGTTGCCGTCTTCATTAAAGGAAAGGGATTGAGCTTTATACGTCTGGGTAGTTGCTGTTGTATTTCGCAGGCAGAAGACTGAATTAGACGGTGCCGCTTTTCCATTGACGACAGTCAGCGTGGTTTCTCGGAGACTGCTGCCGTCCCAGAGGAGTACCGGGTAGCTTCCATCGGCTAGTGGAGGCCATGATGTCACTTCATTCGTGGAGGTAATGGCACCGTTCTGTGGCTGCTCAAAGTTGACGGTCTCCAAGCCCAGCTTGAACACGCTGCCGATGTCCAATACGTTTTCTGTTGGTGTTGTGGTGAAGCTGACGCTGTGGGTGACCAACCGTTTGGTCCGGCAGATAAACTTCGCAACGTCAATGGCGTGCTTTTGGCTGGTAGCGAAGGCACTGGCGTCAATCTGTTCCAGCGGTGCGTCTTCTGGCGTTCCAGCCTCACGGACGGTTACTTGGCGGATTAGCGGAAAGAGTCCTTTGTCTTGGTCGGGCTTTTCTTCGCGCCAGCGCACTTGGACTCTTGGTGGGATACGGTCTTGCTCGTCGGCAAAGGAAAGCTCAAAGCTGTCTTCGATGATGTTGCCTGCGGTGAACAGACCACGGATTGTTTCAGGACCATCCAAGTTGACGGCTGGCTGGAGCGCAAACTTACCGTTGCGGATGACGAAGTCAAGTAGGAATGCTTGTGCGGTTTGGGCTGCCCAGCTGCGGATGTTCAGCTTTTCGTCAATAATTCCGTCAAAGAAGTACAGCCGGTCTCTACAAAACTCAGCAGCGGCGTCAAAACTATCTTGATCAATCTGTTTAGAATTAAGAATCGAGCCGGTGCCATACCGTTGATTTGTAAGAAGATCAAGTAGCACCTTAGGAAAATCACTGGTGGATTGACCGTCAACCTGAATACCATTTTCAACGTAAACGCTAAACTGCTGCAACTGACTTATTTCAGTGCTGCTGCGGATATTAAGACCAATTAAAGCGAGGTTGCCGTAGGTTGGCGCGAAGGGTTGACCGTTGGACAGTACGTTCGACGTTTGTGTGTTGACGTAAACAATTTGATGCTCTGGGTTTTCAGATGTAGTTGAGAATTCGTCGTAGATCAGTTTTTCTGCCATTCGCGCGAAAGCATCTGCGTGATAATCTTTATTGTCACCTTCGTTATTTATACCGTTATCGTCGAACCCATTGAGAGGACCGACGCCGTCGCCGTCACCCTTAATACCTTCTGATAAAATTTGGATGCCGAATGTATCTGTGGTAAGTGGGATGTTTTCTTCGCCAGAGTAGCGGAAAGTAATCCCGTCTAGTGTAGTCTCTAGTCTGTTATTGTTTTTGTAGTCAAGTACGTTGATAGGTTTAATGGATATGTTTAGGTCTACGTCACTTTCTTTGACGTAAAAATTGGCGTCATCGCCAAAGCCATTATGATTCTCCGTGTCGTCTTTGTAGAAAACATCGTCGTTGTTTTCAATTTGATCTCTGTTCGGTCCTACCTGGAGCGATCCACCTTGGTAACTAGCGAAGTTGTTTAAGATTTCTTCAATGATTTCTTGTGCAAATTTCTGCCTAGCTTCAAAACCGCTGACAGGGATAAACTGTATTTCCCATAACTCTTCGCTGGGGAATTCAAATCTTAAATAGTTGAAGACTGGACTTGACGATAAGCTACGTATGGCAAAGATGCAGTCCACATCAGTGAACAAGCTATCCATTGCTTTCTTATATCTGATTTTGAAAAAACTGTATCTTGTTTCAGGTGCTGTAAATGTTGGGTTTGTGTAGAAACTGCTTTCTGCTTCGTTTAGTGTATCGATAGTGTCGTAACTTTTGTCAACGTTTTGCCATGCGCAAATCCCATTAAGCTGTAGGTTGACAACACTTCTAAAGCCAACCTCTACAAACTTTGTTTTTCTTTCTGTTGATATAAAACCTTCGGCAACACGCATTATGTGCCCAAATCTTGTGGCGTTAACCTGTGGTCCCGTTGCAGGTTGCTGTCCTTCATCTCCTTCATTCCTGAGTGGTTGGTTGATTTCACTCTCTTTGTAGATATTGCAGAAACCTGATTTGGTTACCTTGAACGTTGCTTCTACGCTATTGCCGCCTTTTACAGGGTTAAAAGCAACTTCTGAATTAAATGCTTTTTCTTCCCTGTTTATGCAGACAGCTGTAGCCGTTCCAGCAAGATACTTGTCGCCTAACTGAATTGCATCGTCGTAACTGTTTTGCCTGCTAGCTACAGATTGAGCGACATCCTTGGTGTCTACCTTGCCACTTCCAAATCGGAAGTTGCCGTCAAAGTCACTTTGATTAAAAATCTTGTAAGTAAATGTGTCGCCTTCTTCAAAAGCGACATAAGGACCAGCAACAAATCCAGTGTTACCATCACCTTTTGTTAAATTGATTATTGCTGCTCTGGCTTGAAATCTAGCGTCATCTTTCTTTCTTTCTGCTGTCCGCTGGTCATCAGTTTCCCTGCCAATTTGCCTAGGATTTTTAGCAGGCTGGATACTTGGGTTGACTCGGTAGCTTAATGCGTTACCGATAAACGTTCCAACGCCAAAGGTGGTTTGATTTGATGGTGTGCTGGCAAAAACAAAATCATCGTTTAGTTCATCGCCTTTGCCGCGTGCAGCAAATACATTAGACGGGTTTAAATTGCCTGGATCAGTTGCAGGTGGTCTGCCAGCAATGGCGTCTGTTGAAATAATACGATTGCGCTCGTTGCTGCCGTCAGTGAAATAAATTGACAGTCTTGATGTATCGCTTTGCTCTAGGTCAAATGTACTGAGCAGATTGTTGCCGATGGCGAACTGCATTGGGTCTGGTTGACCAATCGTTCCTTCGCTAATAAGAAAGATCGCACGAAGTAATTGACCACCACCCAAGCTAAACAGCTGTGACCAAAGCAGGTTGGTATTAACCCTGACGCCGCCATAATTGCTGTTTCCTATCCTTTGACGCTTGGCGTAGACCAGTGGTATCGTGCTGCCTAATTCGACTACGTTCTGGACACTGTCAAAGCCTGATGTAGGACCAAAGCGTTGACCGCTGACAAAGTCCTGCCCGCCAATCTGACGCTGTTCTCTAGCTTGTTGCTGTTGCTGCCTTGGCTTTGGCGCAAGTAAAGAACCCGCAACACTTAAAGCAACGCCGATTACCAAGCTGGCAACAATGCTGAGAAACGCTACGGGCTCACCAGGTCGCAGCTTGCTATGAAATATGGCTTGGCGAATAAACCAGCGGTATTGCTCTTCGGACATCCCTGTGATGTCCATGATCTCCCGATCTTGCGGGAGTAGCACAATACGGGTATTAGGACTAAGCATTAGTTCAAGCTAATCTGACCCGTTGATGGCAATGCACCTACGAGGTCTGCAGTTAGTGTTCGCCGTGGTGCGTTTTCTTGCACTGCGTCTAATGGCGAACTCAGTCGTACTGACAGTCTACTTGAGTCATGACTAAAGCCAGTGACGGCGTAAAGCTCTTCACCAAAGGTGTTTCCTTCTTCAAATGTCGATGGGTCCAACCAAACTGAACGAATCTGTATTAGCCAAAACTCCTCTGCAGCTTGTTTGAATACGCTTAGCGATAAATCGTTAAGGGCAAAGATCAAGCTAGCACTGATGTTCCCTCCTTCAAGGTCTAACGTTCCACCGCTAAAACCAAAGCCACCAAAGATGTAGGTATCGCCGTTGTAAAATCGTTCTTCGCCTTGGAAGAAGTTCTGAAAGTTAAAGCCAGTGTCAGCACCAGTTGCATCAATCAACTTGAGATAGGTTCCGATTGCAATTCCTGACATCAGCTCATCCCAATACTCTTACGAACACTAGGCTTGTTTTTTAATGCATTGAACACGCTTGCTTCAGCTGCCTTGGCAGATTCTGCACCGATCTTCAACGCTTCGTCTTTGGTGACCATATCAATTTCACCGACCCTTACGGTTTCAAAGCGAATAGTCTCACGCTGTTGTGAGCCTAAGGTTTCCGCGAAGTTGTTAAAGCTTGTTTCTTGACTAACGCTGGACTGGCGGTTGTTGATATTTGTAGTGTTGCGTTGGATGGCAGCAGCTGCGGCAGCAAAGGCTTCGGGGTTATCAGCAGCAGCAGAATCACCATTAGATGGCTGCAACGCTGCTCTGGCACTGTCGAAGAAGTCGTTAGGGATGATTGTACCGCTTGTGGTCGGGGTAAATAACTCAGGTCCTTTTTCGCCTACAAGGAACGTCTTGTCTGGGCTGACCGAACCACCTTCGGCACGACCACCACCAAACAGCTTGCCAAGGAATCCACCGCTATTGCCCAAGCCACTAAGGGCAGCATTTACACCAAATCGAATAAGCTGATTACCGATGTCCTTGAGAACACCAGAAGCAATCTCCTGAAGAGCTTTGTCCAGGCTCTTGGTGCCATCAACTAACGAATTAATACCAGCATCAATAGCACCGATAATCCCATTTTCAATAGTGTCGCCAATACCCTTGTACAAAGAATTAATTTCTTCTGTCTTTTCTTTTTCTTCCTGTAAGGCGGCGTTGCCACGTATCCTCAACTCGATCTGCTTTGCTAGCTCCTTTGTCTTGCCCCTAGTGGCATTTTCAATGTCGATCTCAAGCTGGACCTGTTTAGCAGTGCCATTAAGCTGAGCTTCTAGCAAACGCTTTTGTTGTTCCAATGGGATCAACGCGTCTTGCGCTTGCTGGAATGCTTCCGCAGCTTTGCTTACAGCGTTATCAAGTACAATCTCATTATCCTTATTGGTTGCAAGTACATCTGCTTGAACCTCTAGTTGCTTCCTTAAATCTGGGGAGATTCCTTCAAGCTCTTTAATTCTTTTCAATGTATCTTCAAGTTCAAACTGATTGGCGAGCCTATCTTTGTCTATCTGATTTCTAGTCAAAAGCAATTGATTCGTTTGCGTCAGTCGCCTCAATTCAGCTTCAGCTTGCTTCGTGTCGTCTTGCGGTTTAGGTGCAGATCCACCACCACCACCACCACCACCACCACTACCACCACCACCGCTTAATTTAGGAATTTCAATTTTAGGTTGAGTTGCAGCGTTAAAAGCTTCATCGGCTTCCTTCTGAAATGGGAAAAATCCACCACCACCAGCGTCTGTTCTCCTTCCAGGTATTCTCCTGCTTTCAACACTTGTAATCCTAATAATTACGTCATATGTTCCTTCTAACTGCTCAAGCTGACTTCTTAATTTTTCTACCTCTCTCTTTTGCGCGTTAACAGCTCTAGCATTGCTGATTCCATTTTCCTTAAGATCTTCTAACTTGGCTGATGCTTTTGTTAGCTCTGTTTCCAGCTCAGAAATCTTTGCCTCATATTCTGCAAGGTCATCACTACCGCCTCTGATCAACCTGTTAAGCTCTGCTTGTTCGGTGTAATACTTAACTGTTAACGCAGCAAGACCACCGATCGCTGCTGCAACAGCTACAAAAGGAATAGCAAGTAAAGCAATCTTCAACAAGCCAGCACTTACAGTTGCAATAGTAATCTTTGCATTTGCTGCTGTAATTGAAGCGGCTAATACCTTACTTCCTTTGGCAGCAGCAATACTTGCTTCACCTACAGCGGCAACGCTAGCTATGATCCCACCAAGTTTTCCGGCTACACCAGCACCAGAGGCAGCAAGCTGAGCACTCTTAGCAGCTAAAGCAGCCTTTGCAACAAGGAACCAAGCAGTGGCTAAAGTACCCAAAGCTCCTACGATTACACCAATCGGTCCATTTAATGCTTCAATAACTTTTGCCAATCCATTGAATGCAGGTATAAGAATCCGAGAAATACCTTGACCACTTGTGATTAAATTAGTGAATTGAGTTTCAACATTTTTAAGGGCACCCCTAATGCTATTTGATGCCACGTCAGCACCTCTTTGGGCAACGCCAAATGCGTCCGCCTGATTTGCTACTAAGCGATTTAATTTTTCAAGATCATTCAGCAAAGGCTGAATAGCCTGCCCTGCTTCAACGCCAACGATTTTCAATAGATCTTCCTGGTTTGAAACCTTAGAAAGCTTTTCTAGTGTTTTAACTAAGCCTTCGTTTGCAATAGTTGTAGCATTAATTTCTAAACCATAAGCAGCCAAAGTCTCTGTGGCTTCTTTTGAGTTTGCGCCAAGTTTCGCCAAGCCCGAACGAATGCCTGTAATACCAATTTCTGCATTTACACCATTAGCAGTAATCGCAGCAATAGCTCCATTTATTTCCTCAAGGGGGACATTTAATGAAGCTGCGATTGGAGCAAGTTTACCGATGTTATCGGCGTATTCAGAAATTACAATTTTGCCATCATTTTGGGTTTGAACGAATCCGTCAACTAGTTTACCCGCCTTATCGGCAGATAAGCCATAAGCATTCAAGACAGACGTGGTTGCGTTGGCAACAGTATTAATATCTGAAAAACCTGCTGTTGCCCCAAGGCTGGCAGCCTTCAATACTTTCGCAGCGTCAGCAGCATTGACAAAACCAGCTGAGGCTACATCGTAGGCAGCGCCAGTCAGCTCAGCGACACTTGCTTGTCCTTTTAATTCTTTGCTAACTTCTTTTAACTGAGTAAGCAATACTTCGCTGTTCACGCCCAAGGATTTGACTTTTGCAATTGCAAAATCTTGCTGTTCAATCGTTCGGAAGGCTTGGCTTAAGCTAATTGCTGCCCCCGCAAGAGCCGACACTTTTGCGATTGTGCCCGCAAGACCTTGCGAAAGCCTTTTACTTAAAGCTCCAGCGCTCTTAGCAGCACCACGGAATGCATTTTTAATCTTATTACCTGCGGCTTGACCAGCTGTACCAGCCTTTTGGAAAGATGAATTTAATGGACCTTTTAATTTGGCGTCTAAATTATTTATTGCATTTTCTGACTTCTTAACAGAGGACGTAATCTTATCAAGCGACCTTTGCCCCGTTACCTTGACGACAATATCAACAGCAGTCGTCGCCACGCCTTCGACCTAACACTCAACACAGTCTATCGACGCTTACGCTTAGCTTGCTCCATCGCTTTCTTCTCTTGATCACTACGGATCTCGTAGAACAGCATCCATAGGGATAGCTCCTCAGGCGTGATCTTCTCCCTAAGCTCATTCAGCGTTTGACCTAACTTCTCAGCAACGACCAGTTCAGCCAATAGCTGGTGATCGTTCGTTAGGTCACGCTTGGCTGCTTTTCATGTCAATATCTTCGTCTTCCTCTTGCTCACCAATCATCTGAAGCATCAAGGCTTCAACGACGCTAGCGGGCAATGCATTACGCAATTCTGAGATCTCGCCAGGATTGAACAGCGGCACGCCATTCTCATCCTTAGCCTTGCTTACAAGCAGCTGCAACGCAAAATCGGTAGCGTCATCTGACTTAGCCTGCTTCTGCGCTTTAGAACGCTCAGCCAAGGTCAATGGCGTCATCCAAAATTCAAACTCTCCACCGTCTGGCAATTCAACGACACGACGCTGAGCCTTCATGCTGACGGCTTTCTTAAGTCGGTCTAATGCCTTACCCATAATTAAAATGACAGTCAAGTCAATTTAGCATTAAAAAACCCCTGCCGTAACAGGGGAATATAAACACCTAAATTAAATTAGGTCAAACCAAACGCAGACTTAACGTCAGTCACGCCGAAGTTAATCTCAGCGCTGGTTGGATCGTCAGGATTGACGGAGAAGGACAGACCCAGCAGTTGGATGTCAGCCTCGATGAACAAGGAAGCATCCTCATCAATGTTGCCCGCTGAGTCAGTCTTGGTGCAGACGAACAGACGAACAGAAGCACCACCTTGAGTGCGCTGCAGAGATCCTTGCAGAATTTTGTTCTGAATGGATTCTTGATCGCAAGTGAAGTAAACCGTCAGCGTGCCAGTTGCGTTAGCAAAGCCAGCTTGAGTTTTACGGAAAGATGCAAGTTCTTTACCGCAAGCTTCAGAAATTGAACAAGGCAGAGTGGTGACGTCCAGCTCATCCCTAGACAGGTCAATGCTGAAATCCCTTACGCCGCAGACCGTTTGGAATTCGCACAGACGGAAAATGTAGTTTCCGCTAGAGCTATTTTGACGAACATCCGTGAGGTCTTCAGCTTTCAGTGTGTAAGAGGCGTCAGCACCTCCTCCATTCTCAGCCTCAAAGTTGATGACATCACCGGCTTTGTAACCGGTGCCAGCTTTGGTAACGGTGAAGGATGTAATGGCACCAGAAACGCCAACGGTAATAGTTACCTCAGCCCCAACACCTGAACCGTTGATGACTTCAACGTCTGAAACCGTGCCAGCAGTATTACCGTTGTAGCCGCTGCCTTGATTGGTGACGGCAATGTTGTCACCGACCATCAGGCCGGTCATCATTTCTTCGCCAGCTAGGCTGTTGTCCCAGGTAATGGCAGTGCCATTTTCAGCTGTCGCAACTTTGATGTACGGAACTCCTTCCATACTGTTACCACAAGCGTCTTCGTCACCTGCGAGACCTTTGCCTTCATCAACGACCCAGAACTTGTTGCCATCAACGATGACGCTGCCACCAGTAGGTGCTTGACCTTGACCAGCAGGGATTTTGACGACTTCTGCCTCTAGGCAGTCACCGATGTCGTAATCAGCGTTGCAGGGAAGATAAATGCGCTCACCCACGAATGGGCAATAGTCATCGACGCAGTTGGTGGTTCCAAGTGGCTTGAACTGAATCAAGCCCTCCTGTCCAGTCAGAACAGTATTGTCGCAAGATGCCATGATGGCTACCTCAAAAAACGTTTGCTACGGGGGCGAATTTTGGGGGCAACCTGCGGGGGCTCAGGCTTACGGTAAGTCTACGCGAGCTTCAAACGGTGCAGAGACGACGGTGATTGCCTGTGGGTCTTGACCGCCTAGTACTGGTGTTGGTCCTTGAATGCCTGTGACTTTAGTGCGAACATTATCGGGTAACGGATAATCATTGATATTCATCAATGCGCAGATTACGGCATCTGCTAATTCTTCTAGCCTACGCATTCCTGTCATCCGTGGAGCGCAGATATTGACCTGAACGTTGCCTTGTATTCTACGAAGACCGTTGCATAGGTCAGGCTCAAAGCTACTTGGAAAGCTTATGGTCATGATTGCATATTCATCTACTGCGCCATTCTCTGGAATTGGTTCTTCTTGTACGTTGTCATAATGCAAGATGACGCCAAGATCTGCCAAGGCATCACGGATAGCTAACTCGTAACGAGCGCGGATAGGCTGATAAATGCTCATGGCTTAAGTTTATTGAATTCCTTGGCAAAGACTTGACCGGTGCGGTTCGAAATGCTGGTGTACCAGTCTTTCTGCAGAAGCAGAGAAGGAACGGGCTTACCTCCCCAACTACGCGGATACCCACCTTGCAAAGCAATAGGCTGAGCATAAGGCACGTTATTACTGATATACCATGCTCCTTCAAAAGTAATTTTTCCGTTGAATTTTTCTATGACTAAAGTTTGCGATCCTGGCTTGGTAATTACGGATTTGCCATCCACAACCTTGCGCTCTGCCTTAGTACCAAAATCCTCGGGTCTCGTATCTCTACGTGGTTGGTTCTGTCCAATAAACCAAGATGATGCCATCCTGCC